CCGGGACGCCCGTATATCACTTACGGCACCACGCTCCAGGGCGAAACCGGGTTCCTCGGCGACCCGACTGCAGGTATCGCGCTCGCGTCAGTCGACTTCGCCCTGGACTACCTGATCATCGTGTCGCACGCTTCTACACTCGGCCGGATTGAGCAGAACCTGGACGCATGGCTCGGCTTCGAGAACGACACGTCTATCGTGTCGGTAGCGGCTGCCGTCGCCGCAGATCCCACTCTCGGGGGAATCGTCGACTGGTGCGTGCCCACCACCGCTGACCCGCCCGGCCCGCTGCAGTGGTCCGGCCCGGAAGCATTCGGCACGCGCATTCACTTCAACTTCTCCGCTTAGGGACATGCATGAGCGACACTCCAGACTGCGGGGAGCACTGCCCGCCGACCGGATCGACTGAACCGCACTGTCCATGTGAAGTCTGTCACGGCAAGCCGGTAAAGTCGGCGCAGCAGGTATAAAGACAGACGACTGTTCAGCGGCGCCTGGCGCCCTTCGCTAAGGAGGTGGTGCTCATGGCTCGTGTTCTTCTGGTACATCCTGGCCCGGATTTTTCTGTTGCGGACGTTTACCGCGGATGGGAAAAAGCTCTAAAAAAGCTCGGTCATACGGTGATGACCTATAACACGAACGATTTAGGCCGCCTTACCTTCTACGGGCACGCCCGGATGCCGAAGCCGGAAGAGCCCCCGTGCGAGACCTGCGGAGAACAGCCGACACGGCAGGCGGTTCCCTCGAACCAGGGGATCACGACGCTCGGCATGGACGGCCTCTACAAGACCTGCTACGTCTTCTGGCCTGACGTGGTCTTCTTCATCTCGGCGTTCTACATGACCCCGGCGATGCTCCAGGTGATGCGTACCCGGCGGCACAAGATCGTCATGCTGCACACCGAGAGCCCGTACCAGGACGACGAGCAGATGAGCCGGGGGCAGTTCGCCGACCTGAACCTGCTCAACGACCCGGCTAACCTCGGCCGGTGGCGCGACGAGCTGGAAGTGCCAGCTGCTTATATGCCGCACGCCTACGATCCGGACGTTCACTACCCGGCTGAGCCGCGGGCCTACGATGCGGACTTCAAGTTCATCGGCACCCTGTTCAAGTCCCGGGCCGAGTTCTTCAGCCGGATGGATTTCACCGGCCTGACTGCCGCATTCGGCGGATCCGGCTGGGACGTTGCCATGGGCGAGTATCCCGAGCTGGTGACGAAGGTGGTGGACGCTGAGCACGGGTACCGGCTCGTGGACTACCTAGGGCACCCGCTGGACGCCTGTGTAGACAACAGCGAGACCGCGGACGCTTACCGGACAGCCAAGGTCGGCATCAACTTCTACCGCCGTGAAGGTGAGAACGGGGACCCTGTCCAGGGCTGGGCGATGGGTCCGCGCGAAGTCGAGATGGCGGCCTGCGGGCTATTCTTCCTGCGTGACCCCCGGCCCGAGAGCGATGAGGTTTTCGGCCGCTGCCTGCCTGCCTTCGGCTCGGCGGACGAGGCATCCCAGGAACTCCGCTACTGGGCAGCTAACGACCCGCTGCGCGAGAAGTACGCGGCCCTGGCCCGTGAACGCATCGCCGCGCGTACGTTCGACAGCAACGCCCGTGCGGCGCTGACCCTGATGGAAGAGGCAGGTGTCTTTTAATGACGATACGGGTCTGCGGCTATCAGTGGCACGACAGTACGAGCACTACGCTGCACGACACGCATGTCTGCGGTGAGAAAACTGACGGCAGAGATCATACGCACATGTGTGCCGCGCTGAATTGCGGAGCAGTGAAATGATCTGCCCGACGTGCCGTGCCGCGGCGGATTTCGCAGCAGAGGCCGAAGTTATCTACCAGTACCTTGACGGGCGTCCGCAGGAGATGCTGTCCGGAGCCGATGCTGCACGGAATATGCACGGTGCGTGCCGGGAAGCAGTCCGGCAGGAACACAGCGGCCTGAGTGCCGTTGAGCTGGCGGCCAGCTCCTGGTGCGACTGCCAGCACGTCATCCCTATCCTGGCAGCTAGCGGGCCGCTTACACTAGACATGTAGTAGCCCGCGGCCTGATTTCTTTCAGGAGCCGGACCCGTTCCTTTTTTCGGAAAAGGGGTCTGACGTGGGTCGTATCCACGGCCGTAACGGCATGGTGTATTTGGCAGTACAGACCGGAGGTACTGCGCAGCCACTTGCTTACGTGGCGGACTGGACGATGAACTTCACCGTGGCGAAGGTAGACGTCACGGCACTGGGCGATACAAACCTGGTCTGGGTCGCCGGCCTGCCTGACGCTTCGGGTGACTTCACCGGCTTCATGGACACGGCAACAAGCCAGACGTACCAGGCTGCCGTTGACGGACAGCCGCGCAACTTCTACCTGTACCCGACGCTGATCGCGATCAACGGCGGTCCCGGCAACGTAACCGTCAGCTCCGGTCAGTACTTCTACGGGAACGTCCTTCCTGACTACTCGGTTTCCGGCGGAGTAGCCGCGGCGGTCACGTTCAAGTCGACGTGGAACGCGGCATCTCAGGTACAGCGCTACCCGGCACTTGGCGTTACCGGTACCTGATAAAAGGACGGCCGCTTCCTCGCCAAAGGAAGCGGCCGTCTACCGGGCTGCCCTCGATAGCACTCCAGTGAATCTCAACCTATATGAGAAGCTGGAGAAACACGTATGCCAAATGTTGCTTCACCGCGCAGGACGCGCACGGTACGTCCCGTCGAGGACGTTCCGCTAGACGGCGCGGTCAAGCCTGACGGGCGCACCCGGGCTGCACGGCAGCTGCGCCGTGTCCAGGCGGCGACGGCCGACCCGAAGACGCGGCTTTCCGGAGACGCTGCTCCTGCTGAGATTGCCGACGGCGAGATCACGGTCCCGGTTGCCGGGCGCCGGTTCCGGGTAGCCGAGTCGATGGGCCTGATGCCGCTGCTGGAATGGGCAGCTGTCAGCGAGGAGATCGACGTCGACAACCAGGCGCAGCTGGCCAGCCTGTTCCGCCTCCTGAAGGACCTGGTCGACGAACGCGACTGGGCGGAGTTCCGGAAGTACACCCGCGAAGAGAAGTGCAACGACGAAGACTTCGTCGGCTTCGTCAACGCAGCAATCGAGGCTATCGCCGCGCGCCCTACCGAGGAGCCCGCCAGCTCCTGAGGTGGGTCCTGGCGCACCTGGCCAAAGTGAACGGCGACTTCATCCGCAGCCACGGGCACGGCATCGAGACCCTGTCTGCCCGTGAGCTGTGCGATGTCGCCTATTCTGCTATCGTCGCGGACCTTGAACGGAACTACTACGCCGCTGTTTCGGCAGGAGCGGAATTCAAGGACAGCAAGGACCCTCTCGGCGACAGCATCACCCGGTTCGAGGAGAAAATCGGGCTGCGCGACAACCCGGAAGACCTCGCGCTCGCCATGCACCGGCAGCTGCTGGAGTCCCGCGGTATCGAATGGGACGACACACCTGTTTCCGGCGCCGGGATGCGCGGCTGGTGGGACCAGGACGTCGAGTTCACTGACATGTCCGACCTGGACAAGGAGGCGAAGCGGCGCGAAGCTGTATCGAAGAACCGCGGTCTGTTCGCGAAGGACAGGAAGGGGCAGTGACGTGGCGGTCATAGGAATTTCAACGGTCAACCTGGACCCGCTGGCTATTAACGAACTGCTCAACAGCCCGGACGGACCGGTAGGCCAGGTCATTCTGGAACTGTCGGTGCAGGCCACGAAAATCGCTGCGGAAGCCGCGCCGCTGCAGAAGCCATGGAACCACTCCTGGGTTTTCGCCAAGTCCACGAGTTACATGCCCTGGTCGACGTCGTATCTGAAGGCGAACGTGCGCTCGTCCGGGGTCCGGTACAACGCTCTCGGCCAGCTCTACTCCGGGGTCAATGCGCCCTACGGGCCGACCTTGTTCCTGGAGAAGCCAGCCGACCAGCTGCACCGCCAGTACCCGTTCCTGAGCACGGCGCTGTACACGGTGCAGCTGTAACGCAGAGACAGCTACCTTCCTCGCTGTCCACGCTCCCGGGCGGTCTCCATTTAGGGTTCGTAACTGTCGGTATCCCGGCGGCGCTACGCCTTACAGCAGGCGAGCCTCTAGTGTTATTCCGAGTGCCGCGGCCTGGGTTCAGGAGCCGGTCAGATTCCCTGTTCCTGAGGAGACGATGACTGGTGGCCCGGCTGATCGGCGACGCGTACATCGTCATCTACCCGCAGACCGACCAGTTCGGTCCGATGACTGCGGCTGCAGTGAAGAAAGCCACCGCTGCGATCCGGGCCAACGTGCCCGTCAGCCCGCAGCTGGACAAGGCAGCCGCTGCGGCCGTCGAGATGCAGCTGAAGGACCTTGGCGGCCAGACACTCGACCTTAACGCGTCGCTGTCTGCTGCGTCCCTGGCCGCGATCCGCGGGGAACTGGCGGGACTTGCCAGCGACGTGAAGATGGGGGCTGTTCTCGACCCGATCGCCCTGGCGAAAGCCGAAGCGCAGCTGAAGGCGATATCGGACAGCATCCGCCTGGGAGCAGACCTGGACCCGGTGGCGATTGCCCGGGTCTACGCCTCTCTGAGGGAGGCTCTCGGCAAGCCGGTAGACGTCGAAGTCGGCCTTGACCCGAATGCGCTGCTCCGGGCGCGGCAGCAGATGTACGACACTCTAGGCGACTTTCGCATCACCCCTCATCTAGACGCTATTAAGCTTAGTGACATGCGCAACGAAATTTCTTTTGTTACGCAAAACCTTCCGTTTATGCTCAACGGAGACCAGATCGCTCAGGGTGTCGCCCGGTTGAACGCAGCCCTGAAAGACGGCATCAGGACCCAGATGGTCCCCGTAGCGTTCAGCATGATGGATATAGCCATTGCCGACGTTAATCTGCAAAGAGCTATTAAACAGGGAATCGCCCCTGCTCTGGTCACGACAAGATTCGACCCCGCACAAATTGCTGCCCTGGATGCGGGGATGAATTCAGCTATCAAGCACGGTATCGCGACGCAGCTCGTCCCGGTAAGCCTAGACGCGGCTGCAATGGCGGCCTTGCGGAAGTCTATGCAGGATAATTGGAATGCTAACCCGGTAAGCGTACCGGTGGACACTGCCGGCGCAATGGCGAAGATCGCTGCCCTATTGGCTTACTACAGGCAGCAGCTGGCTAATACGGCTTATTACGCGATCGACCTGAGTATCCTTCCGGCGCTGGCTAAGCTGCTTTCGCTCAAGGCGGCTGTCGCGAGCGTACAGAACACGTTCAGTACGTTGAATGCCCTGTCTATCGCAACGGCTGCTTTGACCGGCGGCCTGACCAGCCTGTGGTCTACGTTTTTCATCAGTACAGGCAACGGCTGGAACCTGCTCCGCGGAAAGATCGTCCTGTTTGCCGGCGTGCTGAACCAGATACTGCCCAAGGCCCTGGCCACCGTGTCCGTGTGGCACCTGGCGGCTGACTGGGTGATAGAGTTCGCGGCCGTTTTCGTCCCGGCTGCGCTAGCGGTGACGGCGTTCGGCGCGGCTATCGCCCCGGTGCTGCTGGACGCGAAGAACCGGCTACAGGCGATGTCGGAAGCGGCTTCCGCGCTCGGCGTGACGATCGGCGTGTTCAACTACAACGCCAAGGGTGCCGTGGGGCCGATGCAGGCCCTTCAGAATGCGCTGCAGCCGACCGTCTGGGAGGTGACCGGCGACGCGATCAACGTCATGACGTCGAAAACCGGTGCTTTCCACACGATCGTTATGCAGGTAAACACTGTTGTCCAGGACCTGGCAGCCCGCATGACCGATGCGTTCTCCTCGTCGAGCGCGCAGACATTCATGCAGAACGGCGCTCTGGACTTCCAGCGATTCGGCACGATTATCGGCAACCTGGGCGGCGCGCTGGGCAACTTCATCAAGGACGTTCCGGGTTACGCCGAGATCATCCAGGAGCTGTTCGTCCAGATATCAAAGCTGATTGAGAACATCACGGCATTCGCCGGACCTGTAATCAAGGCAGGACTAGCGCTGCACGGATTCATTCTTTACGTGGGCCTCGCGCTTACGGCCGGCGTTTCCCTAGTCGCCAGCATCGGAAACGTAGTCGGAAAGTTCTTCGGTTTTGTCACCGCAGCCACAGACATAGGGGCTATCGGAAAGGTTATTGCCACAGCTTTTCTTGACGCCGGAATAAACATCGCGGCTTTCGGTGAACGTATCGGTCTTCTGCTGAGCAACCCGTATGTTCTCGGGCTCGCCGCGATCGGACTAGCTGCTTACGCTATTGTTACTGACTTCAACACAGCATCCGCATCAGTTACCAACTTTGCCAACAACCTGACGACGAAGATCGCCAACCTTCAGGGCGGGGACGCTCTTCAGGCGATTCCGCAGGCACTCGGCCAGATCAACGCCGCGATCAAGCAGGCAGGCTCTCCGCAGGCGTACCAGCAGCTTTCGTCAAACTGGAGCAACCTGGGCAATACGTTCAACTCGTTCGCCAAGGACTCCGAGGCCGACCAGCAGCAGTGGGCCAAGGCATTCAGCGACTTCGGCCAGGTGATGACCGGCAACCTGGGAGCGATCAAAGGCTGGATCGACGCTGTCGGCAACGGTTTCAAGGACATGTTCGCACACGCGGGCATCAGCATCCAGGTTACCGACAACATCAAGGCGCTTGAGACTGCTTTCAATCAGCTGAGCAGCCAGGAAAAGAACCTGCTGACCGTTACCGGGCAGCTCATGCTCGGCACGCTGAAGATCCCGGACACCAACAAGCTGGCGACGACTTCTACATTTAACTACGCACAGTCGATCGGCATCCTCGACGCCGCCGGGGTGCAGGCAAGCGACAGCCTCCAGCTGATGCAGACAAAGGTCGCAGGACTGCTAGTCGGCTGGCAGCAGTACGGGCTCAACGCCACCCAGATCGGCAACGCGGTCAACGCGATCTCGCTCCAGACCGACATGCAGCAGACGTCGATCTCCAAGCTGACCGGTGCGTACTCGAACTTCATCGGCGTGGTGACCGGCGGCGAAAGCTCGTTCTCCACCTTCGGCGAAGGCATGAGTACTCTCAGCCAGGCCCTTAGCCAAGCTGGTGCCAAGGGTGTCACTTTCAATAACTCACTAGACAAACTCTCGGTGAAGGGCACCGCGGCCGGCGCGACGATGAACGGCCTCTCCCAGGCGTCCCTCAACGTCCGCGGTGCGTTCGCCTCTGAGGTCACCAACGCGACCAATCTGTACAACTCGCTGCTCACGATGTCGTCGGTATCAGCCGACGGCGCTCAGGGGCAGCAGCTGCTCGCGCAGGCAGGCAAGGACATGGTCGCCACGCTGCTGCCCCTGGCTAAGGGCAGTAATGCAGCACTAGCGCAGGTGTCTGCTCTTGCCCAGCTAGCAGGCGGTCCGGCGACAGACAGCTTCCAAGCTCTCAGTAAATGGGTCGGCAACACCAAAAACCCGATGCAGGACCTGAGTAAAATCGAGCAGCAGATGACTGTTTCGTCGTCTGATCTGCTCAAAGACACGCAGAACCTGGCAGGCGCGATGGGACAGACCCTGACGACTGCTATCTCCGGGGCTATCTTCGCCGCGGAGAAGGGGCCTCAGGCGCTCGGGACACTGGCTAACGCCCTGGCTGCCCTGGCCGGCCACACCGGAGACGTCTCCTCGGTTGAGAAGGCCCTGACGGCGACGATCCCGTCACTGGTCGAGATGACGGGCAGCAGCCAGCTCGCCAAGAACCAGTTCATCGCGATGGCCGGCGCTTTCCACATCAGCTCGGCGCAGGCAACGGCCATGTGGGACGTCATCGCGCCGAATGCGAAAGCCATCCAGCAGCTGACCGAGCAGTCACAGGCCCTGACCCATGCGACCAGCGGAAACGCGGCGGCGTTCGCGAAAATCCCCGGCACCCTGGCTAGCAGCACCAGCGGGTACAACCAGCTGTGGCAGGCGGTAGTTAAAACCACCAACGACCTGATCAGCGGCAAGGGCTATGTCGACGGGGCCAAGAACGCGTTTATCAGCTTCGCGGAAAACGGCCTCGGCTTCACCACCAAGGCGGCTAACGGCCTGTGGTCGTCGGTCAAGGGACAGAACCTCGTCGACCTGGCAGGCAAGGCGGGAACGACCAAGAGCGCGTTCATCGACCTGGCCAACAACAGCCTGAAGCTGACCACTTCGCAGGCCACCCAGCTGTGGAACACCCTGCGGCTCCAGTACCTGGACACCCTGGTCGCCAAGGGTAAGACCACAGAAGGCCAGTTCGTCAGCCTGGCGAAGAACGGGCTCGACCTGACCACCTCGGCAGCAACCCAGCTGTGGAACACCATGCGCAACCAGTACCTGGACGCGCTAGGCGCCAAGGCGAATACGACAGCCGGGCAGTTCGCCAACGTCGCCAAGCAGATGGGCATCTCTACCGGTGCTGCCGTCACCCTGTGGGGCTCGCTCCAGAAGCTGCCGCGCACGGTGCAGATCGCTGTCGACGAAACGGTTGCCGGCGGCGGAAAGATCGTCGTGCAGGGCAACATCGTCGCCAACCAGACCACGGGTATTGCCACCTCGACGGTAACCGGCGAACAGACGTTCAGCGGTTACGCCTATGCAGCCGGCGGCATCGTGCCCCCGGGCGGAGGGCCAGCCGGACGCGACAGCAAACTGGCGATGGTCGCACCGGGCGAGCTGATCATCCCGACGAGCCACGCGCCGAAGTTCAGCGATATAGCCCGGCGCTCGGGAATCCCCGGCTTCGCGGCCGGCGGCGTGGTCGGGCAGGCTGACGCTGTTTCGGCGATGAACACGCACATCCTGCCCAGTGCCAGCAAGACGAGTGCCACGATCGCCGGCATGGCGGGCGAGGCCCTGGTCTCGGCCATGGCCAGGACTCTCCAGGCGGCCTTTGCCGCAGCGCAGCAGATCTCCATGGCCGGCGTATCCAACGCCTCGTCGCTGGCTGCCCTGGAGTCTGCCGCGGCCAAGGCAGGCTGGACGGGCATCCAGTGGACCGACCTGTACAACGTGGAGATGCGCGAAGCCGGGTTCAATACCGGCGCCGTCAACCCTGCCAGCGGCGCCTACGGCATGGCCCAGTTCATCAACGGCCCGAGCGAGTACGCGCTGTACGGGGGCAACGCCACGACGGCGGCCGGGCAGGCAGTCGCCATGGTTAACTACATAAAGTCCAGGTACGGGACGCCGGGTGCCGCCTGGCAGCACGAGCAGCAGTTCGGCTGGTACAGCCAGGGCGGCGTCGTTCCCCATTCGGCCGGCGGCATGGTCAGCGAGCCGGTGTTCGGCTACGGGAAGTTCTCCGGGATGCCGTACTCCTTCGCCGAGCGCGGTCCGGAGCAGGTCATCCCGGGCGGAGCAGCCAACGCGCAGGGACAGGGCCTGCCGGGGCTCAACCAGTACCAGGGACAGCAGCTGATCCAGCTTCTCCAGCAGCAGAACAAGCTGCTCGCCCAGATGCCGTACACCCAGGCGCAGGCCATTAACCAGGCGGGTGCCTCAGGTGTGCGCCGGGGGTACTTTGCTACCTCCGGGTAGGTCGGTAATGTACCCCCGGGTGCCGTCGGGGCGCTCAGTTCTTGTGACAGGAGAGTCAAATGGGCGCACGCGGGGGTGGGTCTCGTCGGCTCCCTGGCCCGCAGCGGTCAGGCTTTTCAGGCGCAGCAACTTTGGCTTGCGTGTTGCCCATTGGCCTGCGCAGTGCCAGCTGGCACTAAGACGGCTTTCTCTTCCGGTAGCCTTGCGGACCGTCGATTACCGGCCGCCGTGCGTAACGTCGGCTTGCCCGGAGCTTGAGGGCTTCCGCGTGCTTAGCCTCGACGGCTGAACGTTCATCCTCTGTGACCGGGTGGAAGCCGGGGCATTCCATCGCGCTGATTTCCGTGCGCAGGACCTTCCCGCACCCAGCGCAGACCTCTTCGTGACAGCAGTGCCATGCTGGCTCGTCGTTTCTGCTGCGCCATGAGATCGCCCACTGACACGAGGTCTTTTTCCAGCTGTGCTCCCGCTTGCGCAGGACAGGCTGGTGCGGCCCCTTCCAGTGAGCGGCCTTGCACAGGTCAGGATTCTTGCGGGAGGCCGGACGCGGCTGTGCGGGGTCGTCGGCGGCTGCTTCCTGCCGCTGCTGCGAGCGGGCAGGCTCACTGCCCCAGTCAGCCCCCTTAGTGCGAGCGTGGCGGTCGAGATAACGAGGCACGTCTGGTGCAACTGCCAAGTAGCGAACGGTATTCCGCCGGGATAGAGTCCCTGCTAGGGAGCGCCCGGCAAACGCCCGGCTGGCCTGAAGTACCGACCGCGGAGGACGTGTGCCGGCCTACTCAGGCATCTCTAACCCGTACTGGATTACTGTCCAGGGCAACGGCTCTGTCGCTAATGCAGGAGCCGAGTCAGAGAACATTCCGGTCACGGTCGGTACGTCTTACACGTTCACCGCTTCTGCTTCCTACTCCGGGTTCTTTTCCGGCGGCTACAAGCTCACCGTTACCTGGTACCAGGCAAACGGATCAGCCATCAGTTCTGTCACTGCGACCAGCGGGGCGATGTCTCCAGCGGAAATACTCCTGGTCAGTACCGCGGCGACTGCTGCTCCGGCACTCTCTTCGTACGCGGTTGCCCAGATCACCATGAACGGGCTGCCGGGCGCCGCGAACATCCTGTCGGTTTACGCTGCTTCATTCAGTCCGGTAAACAGCTTTCCCGTCAACATCAACTATGCCTTTACCTGGACTTTCTGGCCCTGGGCACCAGTCAACAGTGCTGTTCTCGGCTGGCAGGCGAGTCAGTTCCTGCCGAACAATTCCGACTCCCTTGTTCTCGGGAACACGATAGAGCTGATGGGCGGCGCGGGCGGCGTACCGTGCCAGGTTCCCGTGCTTCTCGACAGCAACGGAGTAGGCCCGAGGTACCGCATCCTCGCGCCGCCCTCGCTGAACTCAGCCGCGTACGGCTACGAGGCTTCCTACGACCTGAATGCCCCGCAGCCGACGCAGGACGTCGTCGCATCGATGCTCCTTGACGGGGAGCGGCCGTTCGGTTACAGAGCTTCAAACAGGACGATCACACTGCCCGTCATCATCTTCGGCAGTGCCGCCGGGGGCATGGCGCAGGTTCTGGCAGCGCGCGAGTACCTGATGAGCGTCATCGACCAGCAGGTATGGCAGATTACCTGGACGGCTTCCGGTACGGGCAAGCCGCTGATTTACGACTGCTTCCGGGCACTGCCTTCTGTTCCGCTTTACGGATTCAACTATTCCGCCGGCGGAGCAGCCGGATCGTCCGTCGGCGGTGCGACCGGGTCAACGGTCGGCCGGGGGAACTACCCGGTCGCGCTGATCACGCTGACGATCCAGGCGCTGCCCTACGGCCGGTCTGACATCGACGGCGTCCAGTCGCTGGCGTTCGAGGACAGCCTGGTCAACTCGCCTGTCCCGCCGGGCAGCCAGCTGATCGACAACTTCTCTTCGGTTATCGCAGGGCAAGGGTGGGTCCAGGACCAGGCCAAGTTCGTCCAGGGCGGTACCGCGTCCATCCGTTACGACGCACGCGTCCCCGTGGTCAGCCCCTACCCGGCCGCCGTCTACGCGCACACCCTGGGCTCGCCCGTCAGCATCATCAGTCTGTCCGCGCTGTCGGTCTGGCTCGGGCAGGCGTACGACACGCAGTGGCCATCGTCGCCGTCGTTCAGCTCCAACGTCACCCTGTCCTGGACGCTGACCGACGGCCTGGGGCGCACGCTGTCGTTTTCCGCTACGGCGTACGCCGCGGCCTGGGGAGCTGTTCCGTCCACGCCCAAGTGGACCCAGGTCACCGCACCGATCCCGCAGGGAAACGCGAACTTCTCGTACGGCGACGTGGCCGCGTACTCCGTTGCCGTCACCAACTGGGCAGGATCGGGCAACACGGGCCTGGTCCGCATGCACGCCTGGCTGAACGACCTCGTCGCAGTTCCGCAGACCGTAGCCAATGCCGCAGGTCCCCGCGGCACCCTGTACAACCTGTTCTCGCTGCCCGGCAGCGCGCGGGCTCCCGTTAACGTGCAGTGCCAGCTGCCCTCTACAGCTCCGGTGACGCAGGAGATCGTCACTCCCGCTTCGGGGACCTGGATCGTCCCGCCCCTGGTGTACCAGCTGGAAGGCGAATGCTGGGGAGGCGGCGGCGCCGGGGCGACCACGAGCCAGACGCGCCCGGCAGCAGGGGGCGGCGGCGGCGGCGGCGAGTACGCGGCCGAACCGGTGCTTTCCGTGATCCCCGGGGCTGCGATCCCCTACAGCATCGGCAACGGCGGTACCCCGGTCCAGGTCCAGGAAACCATTGTCGACCTGACGGTCCCCGGCGTGCACAGCTGGACCGCCCCGGCAAGCGTCACCCAGCTGCTGGTCGAGTGCTGGGGCGCCGGCGCGGCGGGGGCAGCCGGTTCCGGCGGCGGCGGTGCGGGCGGTTACGCCTCAGCGAACATCGGCGTGACTCCCGGTACCACTTACCTGCTGTCCGTCGGCGCGGGCGGCCAGGCAAACACCGGTACCACGGCGGCTGACCAGGCGGCCCGTAACGGCGGTGCCAGCTGGTTCGGCACCGAGGCTGCTACGTCGGCAGCGAACGCCATCGTGTCGGCAGTCGGCGGTCTCTCGCCCACGACCGGCAGCGGCAACGGCGGCGGCGGCGGAACAGGCACGATTACCCAGCTCGGCGTCGCCGACGGCACCTTCGAGAGCGGCGTCGGGCAGTGGACCCCGACTAACGGCACGGTCGTGCAGTCGACAGCACAGGCGCACAGCGGCACTCACAGCGCGCAGTTCACTGTTACGGGTGCCCCGTCGCAGGCGTACCTGCGGGACAACATCTCCAACATGGTGTCTGTCGTTCCCGGCACGTCGTACATCACCACGCTGTGGGTGTACACCGCGACAGCGGGACAGACGTTCCACTCGTCGATCGACTGGTACGACAAGAACTTCAGCTTCCTCTCCACCTCGGCTGCGGCGGGCATCGGCATCGCAGCGAGCACCTGGACGGAAATATCGGAGACAGCGGCAGCGCCGGCCGGGGCAGCGTACGCGGCGTACGGCCCGACTGTCACCTCGCCCTCCTCCGGGCTGGTGTTCTACACCGACGACGTGTTCCTGAACTTCTTCGGCACCGCCGTTTCCACAGGAGGCAACGGCGGCCATGCTCCCGGCGGCGGAGGCGGCGGAGGCGGAGGCTGCGGCGGGCGTAGCGGGCACGGCGGCCACGGCCGCTCCCCGTCGGCTAACGGCAGCGGAGCCGCCTGGTGCGGTTCAGGCCAGGGCGGCAGCGGCGACGGGAACAATAGCGGAAACGGCTACCAGCACGGCGGAGGCGGAGGCGGCGGTGCTTCGGCGCCGGGCACTCCGTCAGGCGGTTCCTATCCTGGCGGAGGCGGCGGAGGCGGTTTCTGCGGTGCCTTCTTCCAGTACGCAGTACAGCCCGCTCAGGCCACGCCCGGCCAGGCCCAGGTCAACTACATGGGCGCGAACGGCGCGAACGGCCTGGTGCAGCTCACTTACGCTATCGGCGACGGCAACCCGGTCAACGGCGCAGCCACCACCTTCGGGTCCGCGGCTACGACCGGGATCGTTACCACGGCTAACGGCGGCCAGTCAGCACCGCTGAACTCAGCTGCAGGCGGGGCCGGCGGCACTGGCAGCACCAACACCGTGCACTTCAGCGGGGGCGCCGGCGGTCTGGACACGGGTACTTCTGCGGGCAGCTGGATGTTCGGCCCGCAGACAGGCCCGCTGTTCCAGTCTCTGGCCTCAGCTACCTGGAACGCTGCTGTGCACACCACCGGGACGGCGGCCAGCTCGTGCTCTCAGGGCGGCGCAGTCGCGGTCGTCGAATCAACGGCACCTGTTTTCGACCTTGCTGTCTCGGACTCCGCAGGCAATACCTACCTCCTCCAGGAGCAGCAGGGCGGCGGTACGGGCGGCGCGACCGGGTGCATCTACGTGTTCGCCACTCCGCTGAACCAGCCTGTCACTACGTCCACCACCCTGACGGTGACATCGGCGACGAGCCAGCAGTACGGGGTGCTGTGGTACGCCAGCCCGTGGATCCTGGACTCAACCGGCCAGAACACGGGCGCCGGCAACGGGACCGGCACCGCGCTGTCCGCTGCGTTCGGCACGACCGACACCGTCTCGGCGCAGTACGAACTCGTCGTGGCGTTCAATGCCACCGGCCAGACCTTCAACGCCCCCACCCTCGGCGGCAAGCTCTGGTACGCCGCGGCCTCGACCAGTTCACTGACAGCAGGCAGCCTGTCTATGCAGGCGTACGTCGGGCTCGCCCAGGGCGGCGGCAACGGCAGCGGCAACGGCGACGCGTTCGCCCAGACAATCGGCGGCAGTTCCTCCTGGGCCGTACTGTGCGTCCCGCTCACGGCCGCCAGCCAGCAGGCGTTCGCACCGAAACTCGACTGGCGCCAGGGCACTACGCCGGGGGCGGCTACAACCTGGGGCATCGACGCTGCTGTCTCCGCCGAGGGCATGATCGCCGTCGTCGGCATGGCCGGGTCGGGCAGCAGCATCACCGCCGGCCCGTCTGCGGTTTCCGATCAGGGCGGCAATCACTACACGATCCAGGGCACGACGACGCTGCCGTCCAACGGCGGTGTCATGTTCCATGCAACCGCCCCGGTTACCGCGGCGATGGTCCAGGGTGCCTCGGGCACGGTCAGCTGGGGACATGCCAGTGCGGCGCCGAACTACTGGACGGCTGCATACTGGATCCCGAACGCCACCGGGTACGACGGCAGCACTGAGTACGCAGGTACCAACAGCACTCCCAACGGTGTTTACACGCCGAGCAGTACGGCGCCGATGGTGTTTTCAGTGTTCGGCAACGCGGTTACCGGCACGACTCCGGTGACTGGCGCTGCCGCGCCGTGGAACTACATCGACAACAACAGCCAGTCCTACCTTGACGGCCAGACGTGGGCCTGCCAGGCATCCGACCGGACTGCTGTCACGGCATCCGGCAACCAGGGGATCTCCGCGCCCTGGGGCGTGCTGATGTTCGGACTTGCGATGAACGTGCGCGCGGGCGGCGGAGGTGCTGCAGGCGGCCCGGCGAATGCAGGCTACCCGTCGACCTTTTACGCGGGCGGCCCGGGTTACTCAGGCGGCGGCAAGGGCGGTCTCGGTGCGCAGTCGCTGAATACGAACGGCGGGGGTGCTTCCCTGCCCGGCGGGGGCGGGGGCGGCTCTTACGGCAATGTCCTCACGGCGATCGAAGGCGGCCAGGGCGGACAGGGCGCCGTCAGGGTTACCTACCAGCCGCCGCTTACCCCGTTCAATACGCTGATCGTGCACCGGCCGGGAGTAGATGCAGACCGGCGTCTCAACCCGATGGTGCCTATTCCGTTTTCTGACTTGCCTAACAACACCGAGTACCTGGTAGCCAATGTCAGTCAGCCGAATATCAATGCGGTATTCAACAGCACGTACACCGTTATCCTCGTCAACCATTCCTGGAATGCGGCAACGCTGGCAAGTCCCCGGACGGTCACCCTTACTGTCTCGCAGTACGAGTACGCAGGCGGCCCTGCTGCCCCGGTTCAGGTCAGCCGGTCGGTAGTCCCCGCGACAGACGTGGTCAACGGGCTGCTGAACATGGGCGAAGTCACGCTGCCGGTCAAGGACTACGCCAAATTCAACGACCAGGCTTATTTCACCGTTGCGATCAACGACACCGATCTAAGCGACCGGTTCATGGACGTACTGTTCCTTGACACCACTGGTCAAACTGTTATTTTGAATATAGATCCTAGTCAGCCTGGATATAACAGCTACGTCAATTTCTATATCGACGAGCCGACTCCCGACCGCGACCTCGGTTTCGTCGGAGGCACGTCACAGGACCGGCAGCACAGCGTGTCCCTGATGGAGTACGCGATGATCACCGGGCCGCTGTACATCGGCGCGGGCGACAACCTGCTGCTCGCCTACTGCCCGCAGGGCGCCCCGAACATCGGGCTCAGCTGGGCGCCTCGCTGGTTCCTAGATAGAATAGTGTGACGGAGGGTACGTAAGTGACTGCTACTCCTCCAAAGCCGAATCTGGTCAAGTCCACTGCGCTGTCGGTGGCGCAGACGGCAACCAACCGGCTGAACAGCTTCCTGCCGACGGTGCCGAGTGCCTTCTCGCCGGTCACCGTGTACCAGGCAGGCACCCTCGGCGTCGGCGCCCAGATGAGCGCCCCGACATCAGTCTTCCCGGTGGGTGCTGGCTACTACGGCGTGTGGAC